CATAATCGTACTCGTGGACTTGGCAGTTTTGGACCACCAGTTCAAGTTCGACTTCTGTGATCTCAAGGGGGCGACTAAAGTCAACCGCCTCAAGCATTAGATTATACCGTTCAGCATCCTCTTTGTCAACAAAAATTTGTACTGTTTTAACGCCAGTGTCCTCATTGTTGACAGCGTAGATACCGCCCGTTTTACTTTCTAATAGGATATACATTAGAGATCTAATGCCTCAACGTAGAGTGATTTTAGGATTGATGTGACATTTTTCTTGTCAATCGCCTCTTCCAATCCCTCAACGTAGGTTTCCAGAATAGTCATCGTATCTTCCATCTTGATGGAATCGTCAACGTCCTCCAATTCAACGGAGACATCTTCGATGATTTTCAGATCAGCAACGTCAGCATCATTCAATGCTTTGATATACCGATCAAACCAAATTTGGTTTTCTCTATTCTGGACGACAACTTTGACATAAGAACCTTTCAGGTTTTTGAAGTCTGGGAGTTCTTCGTAGTTATCTTTCACGTCATCATACCATAGTTTATTAAAAATGGTATAAGGATTCTTATGGAAAGAAAGAGTCAGAGTGTCAGTATTTAGGATGTGAAAACCACGGGTGTGTCCAAAGTCATTCCAATAAAGTTGGTAAGGATTACCAAGATAGTTGATGTTACCTTGACGTGATTTCATATGGAAGTGTCCAGAACAGGTGAGATCAAACTTCTCAAATGGTTCTGGATCCATCCCGTGTTCCATACGAACTCCAGGGACCGCTTCAAATCCCGTGAGTTCAAGGTGTCCAAGACAGACTTTCGCTTTGCTGTCTGCAACCACATCCATACATTCCTTCTTGTTTTCCTCACACATCCAGGGAAGAAGAAGGAAGTCCGTCTTGTCAAATTTGGTATGCGTGGGTTGATCAATAACAGTGATGTTATCAAACTCACCCAGCAAGTGAGACGGTGCATTTACTTTGACGGTGTTCTTGTAATAGATGTCGTGGTTTCCCAGAATCATATACAAGTTGACGCCAAGTTCAGCAAGCGGTTTGAACCACATTTGCTTAGCAGCATCAAGAGAAAGAAAGTTGATGCTTTTGCGTTTGTCAAATGTGTCCCCTAAGCAAAGAACAGTTTTAATCTTGTTCCGCTTAATATATGGGATGACTGTCTTGGTGTAAAACTCTCTATACTTATCGATGAATACCTGATTATCATTACGGACTCCGAAGTGTTGGTCTGTAATAAGGAGGATTTTCATCGACTAAGTTCTTCTACGAGTTTACTAGATTTTTCAAGTTGTGCGAGTGCTTTAACGAGTTCAGGAGTTTCTTCCCATTCCCAGTGTTGCTTGTGCTGAGGATTTGTTTTCTCAATGATGAGTTGCTTCTTCATAATTTACCTCCGACAATACCGTCGTTAATTGTTCGTGTGTGATCCTCAAGTGATCCATCTTGTAGACACTTAAGATGCCATCGAGTCATCTTAAGTATACCATCTTCAGTGCCACCAGTAAGAAAGTGTGCACCATAGATAGGTTCTTTCAGAACACTGGTGTACAAACCAAAGCGCGTCTTTTTAATATAGAACGCATCATCGATCCATACTACATCATCTGGAATGTTCTTTTCAATCGTCGGATGCGGACCCAGAGAGGTCAGGATCGACGGTTTCTTCTTCACTTCCTGCATTTTGTTTGTTGAATCCAAATGGTCCTACCTTTTGTTTAGCACGGTCTTTCATAACAGCACCCGAAAGTGATTCCATAACTTTCAAGATGTCTTCTGATTTTTTAGTGGGACCAAGACGGTCTGCCACATAATTATATTTCTGGAAGAACTCGTCGCTAACTAACTTGTAGTCTTCCACTGTAATAGGATCGTCCTTCATAGTCAATACCTGTTGTTCATTTCAATTCGAGACTTGATAGAGTTTAGCATAGATGCATCTCCGTCACCGTCAGAGTGGAAGACCTGATCGTAACCAGACTTCTCAATAATCTTATCTTTAATATCCATCTGTCGCTTCTCTTTAGCAATCCTTCTTAGGAAAGCATAGTATACAATCTGTGTAAAATATGCAAATGGGTTTCTACTCTTTGCAGGATCGAAGTTGTCGATGTACTGTACACAGTTTTCTACACCGTCTGAAATCATATCTTCCTTGTACATATAGTTGATGAAGTTCGGTCTATATGAAAGGTGTGTGGCAATCTTTAGAAAGCAGTCACCAATGTACTCGTCGATACGAGGTTTCTTCGTATTACGAATTTTAGACAGTTCGACTTTCTCACGGTAAGCAATGATTGCCGCGAGGAACTGTTGGTTATCAACGTAGTGTTGTGACTTTTTTCTTTCCATTAACAAAGGCATTTGGTTGTACCCGTTTCATAACAAAAGTATAACAGAAAACTGGGGACTTGACAAGATCTAATAATTTAATTATACTCAACACTGTCAGGGTTGGAAAGAGACATTAGCTATTATATGAATCTGAGTTAAACAGATCTTCTAACATCTTTCGATGTTGATCAACTTTTCCTAGGAACCCCATTGAGTCGTTTAGATCGCGGGCGTCTTTCGATGCTGCTTTAACATCGGTTCCTCCGCCCAGTTCAGTTCTGACGAAATACTTATACATCAACATCGCTTCGTGGGACATTGGCGCGATGGTGACAATTCTATCTTGAGGGATAATAAAGAAGTCTTCATCAGAGAAGACCATCCACTTTTTCAATCCAACAGCAACTGCTCTCTTCTCATCTTTTACTGTCTCAGTTGCGTGAACCTTTGCAGGGTCTTGCACAAACGCTACGTGTGTACCTTCAGATTCTTCCACAACAATGGTGCGAGCGAGAACCTCTTCGCCGTTCGTCAATTTGAGAACGCCAAAGAACTCTTCATCAGGTCTTACATAGTTTAGAGACATACGTTTAGTTTCCTCCGAGTTTGATCTCCGTGATTGAATAGTCGAACTTCTCATCCTTGTAAATACGGATACGTTCAACTAAGTGATTCAAAGTTGCGTTACGGAAACGCCCATTACTAATATCATCAGCGAAATCATATAGAGTTGCACGACCTTTCGAGTCGTGCGTTCTGAGAGCTCTACCTATAGATTGTAGGTTTCGTATTCTTGATTTAGATGGGGATGCAAATATTACGTTGTGTAGGTTTTTAATATTGATACCAGTTGAGAAAGTACCATAAGAAGCAAGAATGATGGCGTTATCACTTTGCTCACATATGCTGCGTATCTCTTCTCGTTCCTCGGTGGGGACACCACCGTGTACAAAGAAAAGTTTTTTCCCTTCTCCACGACTATTTAGCAGGTCCCAAAGTGGGTCTCCGTGTTTTTCCACGTAGTTGAATAGGATCAACGTATTGCCAGTCAGATCCCGCGCAAGTCCTGTGATGATTTTGTTGCGTTTTTCGTGAGAGATGATATAGTTCATCTCGTCGTGATAACTATCAAACCCAACATAATCGTGCTTACACACAAGGATGTTGATCTTCAGGTCAGACAATGCGCCACGTTCCTGCAGATCCTTAGTCCTAATATTACGATTCACTTGCCCGAACACACCTTCCAGTTGTAACTGGTGAGATTGCATTCCATCTAGTGTGCCAGTCAAACCAACGCGGTGGTTAGCATCGTGACACTTGTTCAGGATTGATGTTAGAGACTTTGCTTTGAAGAGGTGTGCCTCATCACCGATAACAACATCAAACCTATTAAAGTAATTCTTAGGCTCTTTGTAGATAGATTGCCACGTAGATATGACGACAGGACTTGTGACATAACGGTCTTGCCCTCCATAGATCTTACCGACGTAGTGCTTTGCATTCCATCCATACTCTTGAAAGTCTTGATAAAGTTGTTCAACCAAAGAGGTTGTAGGAACAATGATTAGAATCTCGCGGTTGTACTGTAAGTGCCAACGTACGAGACTATAGATAATCAGAGATTTCCCAGACCCAGTGGGTGATAGTAGGAGTCTACGGCGATGTCGAAGTGCGCTATAAATTGATTGTAATTGGTAATCTCTTGCCTTGAAAGGCAAACGGAGAGATCTAACAAAACCCGCAACTGCCTCAGGTGATACGCTGACATCTTGGTCTCCAGGTGTTCCATAATACTTAGACTCCTCAATGGTGTATTCGTAGCCTTTTGTTTCAAGCCACTCAGTTAGGTATGGAAACAATCCCACGTGAAGTTCTCCAGTGCCAGGAGAGTACAGACGAATGTGTCCGTCCCATCTCTTGTACCTGCGCTGCTTCTGGAGAAACTTTGCTTCAGGCACCTCAAACTTAAAGTATTCTGAGAGTTCCTGGTGGATATGTAATTCTGTTCTAATCTTGAGGAATACTTCGTTCTTCTTCTCAATAATCGTCATCATACAGGAAACTCAAACCGCTTTGCATCAATCGCGTTCTTCACTTGGAATCCGCGATTGTTAATCATCTTGAGAATGTTCTCAATATAATTTATGCAAGTTTCAAAGTATGCAATTTTGAGTTGCTGCTTTTGAATGTCCTCATCACTCTCAAGGAATGTGTTAAGATCTCCCTTAAGAACTTTTAGATCGAATGCTTCTCCGTCGTCATTGCACGTCTTACCGTTGTACCACAACCACTTCTCACGCCAAATTCTCTTGAGTTTCATCTTCTCATCCTCAAGAATCAATTTGTATTTGTTGAAGTATATAAAGTATTTTTGATGTAGTCTGGGTATGACTAGAGATTCCTCGCCCAGATTCATCTCATCAAACAAACAGTCCTTTGCCCAGGACTGCTGCAATTCATCAAGTAGTGGCATAATTTATTTTAGTTTGGCAACACGATTGCCATCAAGGGTTTGAATTTCGTACGACAGGAAGTCGAAAGTTGCTTGTGCTTGGAAATACTCTTGATCACCTAACGTTGCATCAAAGTCAAGTGTGCTTAGATCAACAGGTTTCAGATCTTTGAATACCACATTAAACTTCGGGTTGAAACTTGAATCCAAGATGCTGAGAGTTCCATCTGCAAAACGGAAGTCCGCTCCCATAGCATATGGTTTGTTCAGTTCTTCACGTTCAAATGTTTCGCGCTCTGCGAAATTATCTGGAACACCAAGTGCTCTCATCCAGTTATGGAGGATGATGTAATTCTCAAGATCTTCATCGACAATGAACGTGAGGTTAAACCTACTGTAAGAAATCGTCCCGTCGATAAATGTTTCGCGGTACGGAGTAGGTGCTTGAACCAGATTCAACTGCATACCAGGTATGCTTGCCAACTGTGCAAAGTATGCAACCTTAGGATACTTTGCCAGGGTAAAACGGAAACCACCTGGGGAAAGAAAGTTTCTATTGCTGATTTGAGTAGCGAATGACATTTGCTATATTAGTGGTCTCCGTACTCTATTTAGTAGCGATACTCCTCAATGATGTTCAGGACTTTGTTGAGCATCTCGTGTGCACCATCGTGCCACTCACCATCCTTGTGTCGCCAGGTTCCATTATATAACTCGTTCTTTATCTTAAGGACTCGACATTCCATTTCCTTTCGTGTCATTCCGTTCCTTGGCATAGGTCCTACCATCATATCATTTATTTACACAAAAAAAGGACCCCGAAGGGTCCTTGTGTGTTGAATATATGACCAACGGATCACATAAGGTTGTCAACCAGAACACGTCTGTAGTAACGGTTTGCGTTTGCAGTGAGTGCGCCAGCACCTTGTGCAGTACCTTCTGCGAAGGGGTTAGCAACGAGACCGTATCTGGTCTTGAAGCCGATCTTCGGCTGGAAGGTGTCCTGACCAACGGCACGGACCATCTGCAGAGGCACGTAAGGGCAGTAGAAGAGACCTGCGTCATATGCACTGCTACCTTTGTAACCTGCCACATAGAAGTGACGGTCAGAAACGTTAGCAGAGTAAGGATCGACGTAGACCTTAATACGACCGTTAAGAGTACCTGCGAGGGTGCTGCTGTTGTCGTCGGGGAGCAGGTTGCTGTTACCAGCAAGTGCGGGGGTGTAGTCAAGAACACCAGCCATAGACAGAGCAGATGCCACATCAGCGGAGCAGATGAGGATGTTGCCCTTTCCACGTCTAGTTTCGTGACCGATTGCGTTCATATCTCTCTCAATCTGGAAGAGGAGACCCTTGAACTTCTCAACAGACCATCTGCCGTTGGAGTCAACGTCGAGGTCGAAGATACCTGCAGTTGCAGTGTTGTTCTGAGCGCCAGGACGTGCGATCTTGTAAACAGTACGAACAACCTCACGGTTGATCTCTGCCAGCACTTCAGTGCTGAGGATGTTTGCAAGCTCGGACTCAGCATCCAGACCGTGAACTGCCTTCAGGTCCTGAGCAAGTTCCAAGCTGTACTCAGCTTTCAGTGCTCTGGACTTAGCAGTCACAGTGACCTTCTCGATGGAGAAGTTCATTTCTGCGAATGCGTTCGATGCAGCATCACCCAGTGCCTCAGACTCGGCGGTAGGCATACCGTCGGAGGTGTTGTAGGTGCCGCTGTCGTTCAGCAGACCAGGGTTGCTACCTGACTGAGCAGTTCTGCCCAGATCAGATGCTGCGTTCTCTGCAGAGAACTCGGTATCTGCTTCGTTGTAGAATGCTTCGTTAGAAGTACCTGTACGGGTTGTACCGTATCTGGAGCGCATTGCGAAGATCAGACCAGTAGGTCCAGTCATCGGTTGCACACCTGCGATGTCATAAGCAATCAGCTTAGGCATCGAACGGCGGATGAGGCTAATCAGAACGGGGTCGAAACCAGCAACAGGACCAGTTGCAGTGGAAGAACCACTGAAACCAGCAGTGCCAGCAGACATAGTAGGTGCTGCTTCAGTCAGCACGCCACGCTCTTCAGCCAGGAACTTTTCTTGGTTTTCAAGCAGGACTGCGGTTACCGCTTTCTTATAGCTATCCTTGATGGAATCAAGACCTTCGCAATTAAGAACGGGGGACCACTTTTCCTGCAGATGCTCGGATTTGAACATTTGCTTTTTACCTCTTTAGGTTATAGTTTTGGGAAAAATTGGTTAATGACTAATTCACTTAGTCCAGCGACGGAGCGCATCGACGTAACGTGACATCGATTCCGTCATATCGCTATCCACAACAGGTTGGACATCTTCAGCAATCGTCTCTGCTGCCACTTGGGGCTTGCCAGAGAAGTACGACTCCTTCAGAGTCTCGATTTTGCTGCGGAATGACTCTTCATCTTCAAACTCAACACCCTCTGCCAGACCAGCAAGCTTTTCCTTTTCGGTAGCTGCCAGACCCTCAGAGATCTCACTCACAATCCCATTCTTCACGAATGCACCAACCTCACGGGTCAGAGAAACGTTCTTATCGATTTGCTCGTTGAGTTTTGCTTCCATCGAATCTAGTTCTGTCACCATCTCAGAGATGATGTCAGTTTTTTCTTCGGGAACCTCAATGTGGTTCTCGACGAATACTTTTTTGAGACCAGCAACAACGCTCTCAGCAATCTCGGACTTCAGTCCAGTTTCGATTGCGATTTCGTTCTTACCCATCCACTCTTGCACAGCATAAGTCAGATACTCATCGACTTGCTCTGCGAGAGAAGCTTTGACTGACTCAACCTGCTCACTGAGTGCTTGTGCATACTCGGTGTGAACACGATCGAGTTCCTCGTTGAGGCGGGAAACAACAGCAGCTTCAAAGATTGTTGCTGCCTTTTCCTTGAACTCCTCAGTCAGGTCTTCGCCCTCAGTCAGTGCTGCCACGTCTGCGCTCAGATCGATTTCGATCAGGTCGTCACCATCAGCATTCTCTGCTTCCACAGATTCTGCTTTTTGGGGCGATGCATCAGAAGGCTTGGTCTTGGGCGCGGATGCCTGGGTCTGAGAAGGAGTCTTCAGTTTGTTAGACTCGTCATCAGGTTTGTTATTGGTAGGGGTAGGACCGCCCAGGTCCTCAACCGATCCCAGCGAAGAACCATCAGCAACGGCACCGTCGAACTTTGCTTCGGTGACTTCTAGTTGTTCTTCGGAAACCATCACTTCATTTTCTTGCGACATTGGTTGTCTCCTTAGTAGTCTTTGCTATTCTTAGAAATATTTATGATTACAGAGTTTTAAGGAACTGAGAAAACGCGGAAAGTTTGCGCTCTTCCAGAACCGCTCTGCTAGGAGCATTATCAATACTCCTCTTAATCGTTGCAATTTCGGACTCTCTAATGATTCCGTTATTCCAGACCCACTCTTTACCTTCCATAATTCCGTTAACAAAAGCATCGGGAGCAGAAGGATCAGCAACAATATCTGCTGCTGTTGCGAGCATAAAGTCGTCGGCAACGATTTTTACACCTTCACTGGATGTTTGCAGTGAACCAATACCACGAGAGGAAACGCCAAGTTTGACGCCTTCATCGAGAAGATTCTTTGCGATGTTACCCATAGGTGTATCAAGGATGCGTGCACGTCCCTTAAAATTATTTCCTTCCTGAACCAGGGAGGTGATAACGTGAGAGACACGATCCAAGTTGACGGTAGGACCGTCGGGATGACCCAGTTCACCAAGAGCGCGACCCGTCTTAATGAATGATTCATTATATTTAGCGACTTCGCGAGAGAGTGTACTGATGGGGTA